AGCGAGTTACGGATCTTGCCTATCTGTAAAATTGACTTAACGCTCGACGGGATAGCGTAATTAGCCGAGATAGTCGTATAGCCATTGGCCGATAAATAGGCCGTACGATGATCGGCATCGGCGTAACAGACTCGCCCAGCCTTGTCCTCATACATATTACCGAGCGCGCTTTGTGCGATCTGCGCGCATAGGTTATAACTACTAAACGGATCAGCTGAGCGAGAAATCATCTCATATAGGCCCGGCTGATCGATCTCGCCAAGGCCTACGTTTTCAGCGTTAGCCCAAGTAGTCGTAGGGTCGTAGTCCTGCCATTGTAAAGCCGGGGCTACCTCAAACCACGAGTTAATAAGTAACTCGTTAAGGATGTCAAAGATTTGATTTCCATCCTCAGTTTTAGGCAAGGCATCCGGGAAAAGAGCTTTAGTCAATTTAGCCAAGGATCCTACGGCCAGAATATTACCGATTGTTATAAAGCCGACTTCCTCAGGCGAACGTACCGAGATACCAAAATCGGATACCGTACCGCCAAAAACAGGCACGTAAGTACCCGAACTGTTTTTTAATTCAAGGGTTAATACATCGGTTACATCGATGTCAAAAGCCGAGTTATCTATGTTTACGATTTCCATACGGGCATAGCCAGCGTTACATTGTAGATCTATGTCATCGCGACCCGTTGCCATATTTACGCTTAGGACGTTTGTGTAAACAGTCGTACCGACGGTTATACGCCATTCAGGTAGCCAAGTACTCACGCTACGTAAACTCCAGAGCCACGATTGGTAGATGTACCTCGATAACTAGATTGATTAAGCACATCCTCAACCGCTCTAGCGATGGCCTCAGGGTCGCCCACTCCGGCATTGATAGTTATATCTATCTTGTTTTCTGCCATTCTAAAAGATCCCGGATCGAAACTGGAACTGGTCGCAGCTTTGTCAAAAAGTCCCATTTGAGTAAGGCGCGTACGTTCATCGCTTTGATTTATGATCGAGGCCAAAGTCGTATTAGAGGTCAGCTCGTCGATCTGCTCTTTGAGCAAAAAGTTAATACCCGTACCTACGGTAGTAGATTTACGTAATTCTGTAAGGGTCGCTAGTTGAGTAGATGCAGGCGTTACAGATCCCGGGCCTCCGCCGCCTCTATTGCCTCCACCATCACCGCCGCCGCCTCCGCCGCCGCCTCCAGTACCTACCTTGCCTAACAAAGCTATGTAATCTTGCAGCGCCTTTAGACGTGCATCATCGGCGGCCTTTTGTGCCTTGGCTACCCGGTCGATCATCGATAACTCGGCAGACTCACGTAATAAAGTTGCAGTCGTAGCAGCGCTCGTAGTCTTACTTAAAGAGGCAAGGCGCGCTATTTCGGTTAGCTGGATCTGTACGCGCTCGCTATAACTTTCTTTAGCTGCTAACTGACCTGCCGCCGTGATGGCTGCGTTATATTTCTTAAACGCTTCCTCGCGTGCTATTTCCTTATCAGCCTCAGCCATCTTAGATTTATTAATAGCCGTCAGTTCATTGAGTAACTGAGTGTTAATCGCTAAGAGCGAGGCATCGCTGATTTCTTTGATCCCTGCTAGTTTGGCTAAATCTGCGTTCTTTTGCAGCGCGGCTAATTCGCCTATTTTCTTTAACGCTAATTCGCCATTATCTTCCTCGATGGCCATAAGGGCCTCAAGGCGCAGGCGTGTCTCTTTGTCGTATGTAGCCTTAAGAGCAGCAGCTAAAGATACTCGCGTAGTGTCAAAAACAGCCGCAGCCTTAGATAGAGATAACTTATTTTTTTCCGCTATTGCTGATTTTCTTTGTAGCGCTAATAACTCTTTAGCTCGCTTAGCGGCATCGGCTTCGGCCTTGGCTCGTGCCTTGGCATTGGCTTTTTGTGTATCTTGATTGCCAGCCGATAGCGAGCGATTGCCAAACCCTCCGGCGATCTGTCCATTTTGTAAGGCGAAATACTGTTGCAGGTATTCGCCTGCCTTAAGGCCGATAGTTACATCAATAAGGCCAGCGATAGCGCTGCTAAGTTTATCGATCTTTTTAGTCGTGTCGTCGATCGTCTCGCCGCCTGATAGCGCTGTGATAGCGCCAAGTAAAGATTTACCGATCTTTTCGCTAGCGTTCTCGGAGGCTATGGCGAGTTTATTCATAGAGCCGACGTAACTATCCGCAGCTACCTTAGCTTGGCCAGCAAAGAGTACCTGTAGGCGTTTTTGTACTTCCTCAAAGTTTGTAGAGGCTAGTTCGGCTTGAGTAAGTCCTAGGTTAAGAGAGCGTAAACCTTTAAAATTGCCTACGTATGCTTGGCTTAATATCTCGCTAGTTTTGGCTAAATCGGTTCCCGTGCCTGCCGATACATCCATAGCAAGGTTAAGTAATTCTTGGCTTTTAGTAACTGAGCCTGTTACCTGTAGCAGCTTAAGCATCGATGGCTGTAGCAAGTTTCTATTTACGCCCGTAGCCGCTTCGATCTTATCGATGTATCGATCGATTTCCGGAGTAGCAAAAGCCAAGCCGAGGTTACGTACAGCTGTAGTTAATTGTGCTACTTCTAGTTGCTGATCTGCAAAAGCCTTAACGGCGTTTTTGCCGTACTGCGCTAGAGCGGCAGCTGAAAAGGTAAGCCCAAAAGCCTTGCCTAAATTCTTTACGTTTTTCTCAAAGCCACTTATTTGTTTTTGGCCTTTTGCTAACGCCTTACCATCAAAGGTAGTAACGGCATTTACGAATAAATCGGGTAACTTGGCCATTATGCCGCCTTCGCGTAACGGCCCTGATTAAAGCCAGCTATAGTTTTTTCAATAGCTCTTACTACTGCAGCTTGAGCCTTGCCTTGATCTTCTGACCAAGCTCTAAAAATCATACGTCCGCGGCTTGCACCATCGCCATACAAAGGCCCCATACGGCTAATAAAGTTAGCACCTGCGCCTGGGTTATTGGATCGGCTTTTAGGATCTCCGCTAGGGTTTTTACGTCCGGCAGTTTCATAAATAGCGCCACTAGCTGAGGCGTTCGCGATGATGTACATCGACGACCAGCCGTTACGGTTGCGCTTACTTGGCGAGGCTGAGTAATACACGCCTTTACTAGCTAGAGCTGCATCGTAAAGTGGAAACATACGTACGCGCCCGTCCGTGTTAAGGGTTCTAAAGGCCGAGTTACGAGCTGTAATCTTTCGGCCCTTAGTCCCCTCATTCCAGTTATACAGGTTGCCCGGTACTGGAGACGGCGCATAGCCCCTAGCCTTGTCCCGGATGGGGATCATTACGCCTTTAATCTCTTTGTTCATTTCTTTTAATAGTTCAGGATCTATTTTACGCATAGCCTTTAGAGTCTCTTTAACGCCGTCTAGTGTTACGGACATTTTTAACCTCCTCGGCTTGCTCGTTTAATACCTTTACTAACATCTTAAACATTTCTGTATCGAGATCGAGTATCGCCTGAGGCGCGACCTGTAACCGTATAGATAGCTGTGCTACTAAGTAGGTTATAGAGCCGCGCCCTAGGCTAAAGGTTCGTCGTCTAGTACCTCAACCTTAGCTAAGGTATCTAAAAACTCTGCCCCAAACATCGGTACAGTTTCGCCGCTAGCGCGTAAGCACTCCCAAGCTAACCAATACACGTCGCTTTGTTTCTCGTCATCTCTAAAGGCTTTATGAAAACCTTTTTTCGCATAAATTTCAAAGGCGTACTCAATACGCGGCGTAATTTGATGTTCACTAACTGCGCCCGTAGCCCTTGTTATTTTGAGTCGTGCCATTTGTTTAGCCCCTTTTCTTTTTTGTTATGAAGTAGTAACTACGATTGGTGAATTACAGGTAAATGTAATTGATTGGCTTGAGATGTCCCCTACAGCGCCGTTAATGTCGGTAGTGTTGTTTACCAAAATCGTAGTGCTGTATAAAGGGTTCTCTGGGCCCACTGCAGCGCTTGTCTGCTTTAGCGTGATTGGTACAGTAGTACCCCACGCAGCTTGGAGCGTAGCTCGGACAGATCCAGCACCTGAGGCGCTGTTATCGTTTAGGAAATCTAGAGTAATGGTTGATGTCTCTAGGCCCTTCGTAAATTTTCTAGAACTATCTCCCATCGCTGTAACTTCCAGTTCCTCGAATACGCGGTTAATCGTCGCGCTCGTTACGTTCGCAGAGAGTGCAACCGAGTTAAGGGTCGCGACTACTCCATTTGATAGAAATACGGCCATCGCCTATTCCTCGCTTTTCTCTGTAGTAGGTGTATTAGTTTTTGCTTCTTTTTTTGGTGCTTCTTTGATTTGCCCAATCTTAATTAAAAAGGCAATATCTTCATCGGTTAGGGTCATTTGTTAGCTCCAGCTCGTGAGTATTGATAGGTCTATAGATGCTGTTAGCAAAGTACCGCTCTGTACGTCTAAAGTACTCGGCGCGCTAACAGCTCCAATATTCATTACGATCGATGAGGCTGCAAGTTTGTTAAATACAGCTACGACCATATTCTCGATGCCCTGTAAATTTCCTTGATTATCCAGTAGAGGCACGCTCATCTGAATTCGAAAATTCGCTAAAGGCGAAATCGAGTTATACGTGTTATTGCTCGGAGTGATGTAAGGATCTCCCGGCGCGACGATAACGCTATTAGCTGTAATCGTTGGAGGTGGAAAACTATAGGTATTCCAGTCGTTAGGACTAGCGAGGGCTGCAGCTAACGAGGCGCGTAAAGTCGTAATAGGTACGGTCATTTATCCGACCATACTGTTTGGATTTTGATACCCAGCGATTAACCCTCGGATCTTGCCGATCATCGCGTTACCTAAACGATAGGGGCTTGGACTAAAACCATCAATAGATACGCCGCCTGTTTGACTGACCTGCCGGGCCTGAAAAATATCTACGGCCAAAATCATCGCGGCCTCACGTACGGCCGGAGTAGTCGCGTAGCTGTTTGTCTTTGTGTCTGCGCCTACGGCTTGGCCATATGGCAGTACACGAGAAAAATTAACGTTAGATCCTACTTTAGTAAACTGGATAAAGCTGTAACCGTTTGGCCAATTCCACGTATATGGGTTCCAGACAAGGCTAGGGATCTGATTAACTGTCCCGGCGCTCCACGGCATTGTTCCCGTAATTGTGTATGTGCCGTTAAAGGTTGAGCCGCACCCACTCAAGGTTACAGACTGACCCGTACTAAAGATTGCAGGGTTAGCGATCATTACGGTAGCCACGTTATTTTGTAGAGTCGTACCGACTACCGGAGCAGATGCAAACCATAAAAATTGGTTAAGTAAATCTTGAGCAGTTTGACAAACTTCTTCGACGATGGCAGAGCTGTATAAGTTTTCGATACCAAGGTTAGCGCGTAACTCCGCCTCGGTGACGTATGTAGCTGGCACTTATTTACTCCCATCTTAAAAAGGGCCGGTAGGGCTCAAAGGGCTAAGAGCCCTACCGACTATTAGGTTTTATCTCAGGTTAGGTTGTAACGTACGAGGCCCTTAGGCATCTTTACGATAGTAGCCATAAAGCCGTAGATGGCGATCTGGATCTGTAGGTTTGATACTACGTTTACAGACATATATGCCTGAGGTGAACGGTAAACAGTCATAGCCTCAGGTGCAACAATAAACGCTGAGTCATCGATAGTAGTGCTTACCATCTGGTGATCGACGTATAGATCGAGGCCGAGGACGTTACCGCGGATGCTTGTAGGTGTAGATAGGCCGCCGCTGTTCATAGGTGCAGCAGCGTTATAAATTGGTCGGCCAGTAGTGTCAGTAGCACCCATTAATAGGCTCCATTGTGATGGGCCTGCTACGTAGTTCTTAGCAAAGTAGCTAGTGTTCTTATAGATGTTAGCTGACTCTGTAGAAACGTAAGAAATGATACCTGCGCTTGTAGCTGCTACGGCTGTACCCTGTACGCCGCCTGCTACTACATCTGCAATTACTGCTGCATCTGTAGCTAGTGAGTAAGCGCGCTGTAGCTGATTTGTTAGCTCTGCATAGAAGTTAGGATCTGAACGCTCTAGAAGTTCTACAGAGAGCGTATTCATACCTGCGTACTTCTTGACTGTACCTGATAGGTACTCTGTAACCATACCTGTATTTTGTACAGCTCCGGCTTCAGGTTCGACAGTTACTAAAGGTGCTACGCCTGATCCGCCGCCTGCTGAGGTAACGAGTGACGGGATCTGGATAGTCATACCTGAGTTTGGCAAAGTACCCTGAGATAGCGCATTAATCATAGGTGTATCAAAGTTAGTATTCGATACAAACTCTGATAAGTACTGAGTAGGTGAAAACGCTGGGTTTGTACTAAAGCTATCATCTGCTGCAGTTACGTATAGCTTTGACTCATCGTTACCTAGAGCAGCCTTAATCTTATGCTCTGTGTATGTTGCCATAGATGTAATTGGCGTACGTAGTCTTTGAGAGTCAAGGACTGACGGACGAATAATCTTACGAGCGGCTTCGACTTTTTCAGCCTCGGCCGGTGCATCTACCGGAGTTTCCTCCGGTGTATTTTCTGGGGCTGTAGTCACAGCTTCCTCGCTTTCGGTTTCTGTTTCGGTTTCGATCTCTACGATAGTCGTAGAAATAGTTGTAGTTTTTTCCTTTGTGCTAGTTGCAGCTTCGAGCGCGGCTCGTGCCGCTGCAATATCAGTAACGGAGGCGCTGGAGAAAGCGGCACTCTCGACGAGGCTAACTTCCTTGAGGACAGCCGCCGTAACTAACAGGTAGTCCCCCATAGGCTTAGAGGCCGTTACATCGACCCCTACGGATAAGCCGGATACTAGGTTTTCCTGAGCGAGTACGAGCGCATCTTGTCCTCGAGTGCTACTCGAAAGCTTA